TGGCGACCTCTTAGCCTGCTTAGCCGACACAGGAGGCTTTAACTTGCCCTTCTTATACGAACGCCGACCCTTAGCGTTTAAACCGCCCTCAGGATTCTTACCTTCCTTACGAGTCCAAGCCTCCGACATCACTCACCCCCTACGACGAAAATAAAACCGGCGCAACTTATGGCGCCAATGCGCGCAACTACTCACTAGGATCACCCCTTATTCATCTTTTTAAAAGTAGCCTGAGCAACAGCCCAAACCTTACCATCAGGCCAATCAGGATTCTCACGTTTTAAAGCAGTAACAATATCATCAAGTTTCTTAGGCATAATACAATCCTTTTACAATGGAGGGGAGGCCGAAGCCTCCCCTCCACGAATACTAGAAGCCCTGATCGAACGTCTGATCCACCGCAATATCAGTAATAACAATCTGATTATTACGACGAGTAGCACCAAGGTTCATGTAGCGAACCATGACCGCCTCAAACGCATCCCTGTCTCCAGCCTGACGAAGCGTCTGACCATCATTGTCAAGGAAATGCCAATCCTGATCAGAATACACCTTCATGGTGGACTCGTCAAGAATATGCATCTTACCATACGGCGCTTCGATATCCGCAATAAGCGGAAGGCCGTTGTACATAAGCGTCTTGAAACCAGCCGAATACGAAAGCGATTCGGGCTCAAGATAACGCACCTGATCCTCAAGCAACTTGTAAAACTCGCGCTGAATACCCAGCGAAGTAACAATAGCCGTCGGATACCCACCAGCAGTACGAGCCTTATTCAGAGCAATCTGAATATCGTCTAACAGAAGATCACGAAGCGTTCCGGTCTCGCGGGACTCGCCCTTACGATCTGCATAAGCAACAACCTGAGCCTTCCACCACTCCTTACCAGCAGCAGTCGGATCAATACCACCAAGACGAGCCGATGCCGAAACGATCTTCTGAAGACCATCAACCTCGTCAGACTCGGCCCAAGTACCCGGATTCACGGGACTCGGATCGCCGCCAACCGGAGGCTCCTGAGCCGTGTAAATCTTCACACCAGCACGAGTAACAAAGTCACCCGAAGCAAGCGCAGCAGCCACCGCCCCAAACGTAATCACACCAGTCGAAGCGTTGACCTGCGTAATCGTGACATTCGTGTACGTCGGAACCGGGGGAGTAGCCCCACCAGTCAGCGCGTCATCAACATCATAAAGATCAACCAGCATACCAACATACAACTGTCCCTTATTAAGAACCTCCGTACCAACCGTCATCGTGGTAGTAGAACCAGCAGTCGCCGTAGCAACCTTACCAGAACCATTACCATAAATCTGACGAGCAAGATCCTTCTGAAGATCCATCCGAAGACCATCAAGTTCCGAACGAAGAACCTCAAGGAACGAGCCAGCCTCGCTCTTCGACTTTGCCATCGACGGACCCGTAACGGAAGTCTTACCGTACAGATACTTCAGATCATAAACAGCACGCTCATACGTGTACGCACCAGCATCAGGCAGAGTAGCATTCTCCGCGCGAGCACCAATACCCGTAGTACGAGCCGCCACAAGCGGAACATACGCCCGCTTACCAACAAGATCCTCCGACTTCGCCTCAAGACGATTCAGAAGGAGAACCTCCTTATTTAACTGCTCAACAACCGGACCCTGATAATACTCCTTCAGGATGTTGCTAAGCGTATTAAGACTAGCAATAGCCAATCGAAACACCTCCTTATAGATTAAAGGATGTTACGAAGAGCCTCCTTAGCCGCAGCATGAGCATCGTCCAAACTACCAAATTCTCGATTAGGAACACTACCCGGACCCGTAGGCATCGGAGTAGCACCAGCCGGAACCTGCTTAGACTGCAAATAATTACCCAACAAACGCTGTTGAATTCCATGATACTGATCAGCCGCAGCCTGCAAATCACCATCAGTCGAATAAGCAAGACTATAAATAGCCTCAATATCCTGATCAGAATACTGCGGATTAGCCAGACGAATCTGATTCTCCACAACTTCTAACTCTGACATAATCTCAGCCTGCTGCTGTTGTAACAGCATCTCTTCACGAAACTCACGCATAGCCTGAAGTTCTTCTGCAAACTCAGGAGGGATATTTTCGTAACTCTTATCAACAGGAGTATCCCCAGAATAAGACGGTTTAGTATCGTCCGGTTGCTCCCAATACGATTGTACACGCGACACAAACTCGTTCGCAACCTGAGGGTCGTTTTCCAATCGTTTAAAGAAGTCCACAATATTAACAGCCTCATTAGGATCAACACCTAACTCGGAAAGCGAGTCATTATAACGTCGCAATTCCGCAATTTCCTGAGTCTTACGAGTATAATCAGCCTGCATAGACCGATACACACTCTGCAAATCCTCAGGAAGCGTATTCGGATCAAAGCCAGTAAAGGATTCAGCCTCCGGCTGATTGTCCTCCACCACAGTCGCATCCGAATCCTGAAAATCCTCCGCTGGAAGACTCTCAGTAAGCGCCTCAGTAGCGCCTTCTAAATCAAACTCCGCCATCAGTCTTCTCCTTTACTTAAGAGTCCCGTTATGGGTTGCTCTACAACGACTTCGGCGTCAACAATCTCACCAGCACGAGCCTCAGCCGCACCAACAAGACCATCAACAAAACCACTCATAAGTTCCTTCATATCCTCCCTCGACGGAAGCGTATGCACAGTCTCAGTTCGCTTTGTAGCCAGCCCAGACGCAAGACGAATCTTATCATCCATAATACCAACAACAGTAGCGATTGCTGATAACTGCTTTACTTCAGCCTCAGGAATCAACTCTTCCAACTTATTCATGGCAGATTCTCTCACACGATTAGCATGATGAACAAACTCATACTGTTGTGCCGGAATCTCATCAAGCACCTCCTCTGGAGGTCCATCCTCTTCCCACTCTTTTACCCAATACCTAAACGTACCATGCGGAATATTACACTCACGCGCCGTTTTTCGTACATTCTTCTCATTACTAATCCAAAGAACATACGCCGCAGCCTTATCTTGCGCGGACCATTGAACAACTCGTTTAGAAGCCAACCCCGCTCATCTCCTCTTCATACTTCTGACGCATCTTCTGTTCATGCATCATCTCATCCTCAGTAAGTTTCTGAGAAACGCGCTCCTGGAACTGACCAATCGGACCAGCCCCCGGAGACTCAGCATTCGGCTTATCCTTATTATCAATAACCACAGTATCAAGCGGCGGCTCAAGAAGTTCCTGAGGCGTAACATTCTTAATACCACTATTACCAATAATCTTAGAACCAGTCGTAGGACCAACCGCACCACGAAGTTGCAGCGACACACGCGGAGGCTCACCAGTAGGCAGATTCTTCTGATCAAGCATCTGCTGCGTCAGCATATAATGCTTCTGGAAGCGCTCCTGCACATCAAGCGGCAACTCATCAAACTCTGGACTCTTCATATACAACGCATGCGTCTCCAAATGAGAAGCATGATTCTCAAACGGTAACGGCTGCAAACCAGCATCCATACTCTGCTGAAGCAACTCTTGCGGAACCGGAAGAGCCTGACCCGTAGACGGATCAACATCAGGATTCATCATAGTCATCATCAACTGCTGCTGAGCCTGCTGATGCGCCGCCATATTAATAGGCTTAGCATCAATAATCTTATCATGCTCCCGCATAGCCTGCTCCTCATCAGCCTGAAACTGTGCCTGAAGCGTCTTAAAATCAGCCATGTCAAGATACTTATACGCCTTAGCAGGACTAATAATACCCATCTGAAGCATCTGCAACACACGAGCCTGACGACCTGCACGAGTACGAGGCAGACCAGAACCAGTCTCAACCTTAACACCAACACCAGCAAGAATATCCGCAGACTCAAACCGCTCAATCTTCGGCTTAGCACCAGGACCAGTAAGCATCATCATACGAGGCTCCGTATAATACTTCTGAGCCAACTCAAGCATAAGATTACCAGCCAACTCCAAAGTCTTCTCCATCATAAGAATCTGAGGAGCAAGCCTATCCACAGCCGCCTCCTGAAGAAGATCAATAGCCACACCAGCCTCAACATTCGGAGGAACATCACCCTGAAGAATCTCAGTCAAACCAAACAGATCCTTCAAACGCGCACCAAGATCCTGCAAATGATCATACACATACGGAGGCAACCCAGGAAGCGGAATAGCCTCTGGCACACGACCAGCAACAGGATTATACTCAAAAATAGCACCAGGCTCATCCGTAATACGCTGACGCAAAGAACCGACCGGAGCCAACATCTGCGGCTTCAACGTAAGATTCTTATACTCAACAATCTGCGACAACGTACGATTAAGTTCCTTCTGAAGCGGAATCGCATGCTCAACAACACTCTGATCCCACAACTGTCCCGGAACACGAACACCAGGAAACTTCACAAGAGGCAACTTCTTAAACGGAAAAGGCCAAGGAGCATCATACAAGACCATATTAGGCTTCTTCGTAAACACCACATAACGACCCTCAGGATACTTAGGACCAGGAAGAAAATAACCCACATACACCATACGAACATTATTCTTCGACTTAGCCTCTAAATTACCAAAAACACCAGGCAAAGTTTCATCAGGATACTCATTAATACTATCCGCCTTCAACTTAACACCATAACGCTTAAGAATATCATCAGGAGTCATAGGATGCAAACAAAACACAAACTTACAATCCTCAAAAACCTTAGCAGAATCATCCAAAAGAACATCAAAAGGCGAAATAACATCCACCTTAATATCTCCCTCAAAAACCTCCCGCTCAAACTCTGAAGGGTCAACACCAACCATCTCAAGATTCTTCTTAAAGAAATGCTCAATAAGCGGATTAACAATAGGCTGACCCGACTCAGGCTCAATCATAGTCTTTACACTCGTACCAACATGATTATCCCAACTAATCTTCCAAAAACCATTACCACAAATAATCGCCCATAACATAGCCTCTTCGCGCTTAGACGACAAATCAAACGAGTCCCACCAGTACTCTAAAAGCGCCTCAGCAATCTCAGTAGCCTTCATAGCCTCATACGAGGATTGACCAGGAGTAGCATAAAACTGTGGCTTCGACTTAACAAGCCGCGCCAACAAGCCATGCGAATGAGGAGCAATCTGATTAGCCACAAGACGCACACGATAACGAGGCTTATCACCCTCATCCGTAGGAAGCGACTCAATACGCCGCGACTTACGATTATAAAACACATACTGCTTACCCTTATAAAACGCCAAATTTAACTTCCATTGACGCTCCAAAAGGTGTCGCTGCCGCTGCAACTCATCAACCTTCTTAACAAGAGAATCCGCAGGAGCATACCCGCTCGGCACATCCTCAACACTATTATCAGCAGACTGCTCCACGCAAACACCCCCTAACTAGGAAATAAACTCAATATCCGTAGGTAACAACCCAGAATCTTCTAACAACTTATTATACTCAGCAGGACTAATCATACCATTACGAAGCGCCCAATCAGCATCCTGCTCATCTTCACTTACCCTTAACTGTCCCAGAGGAACGTCGTTTAGCGGTTGACTTCCCTCCAGCCTTAACTTCTCCAGCCTCAACCGTTCCTGCTCCAACTCCAGCATCTTCTCCGTCCACGACCTCTGCGTTTCCAGAATCTCCTTCATTATTTCTAATAAGAGTAAATCCAAGTGCTTCCGCGAGCCAAACAACAGTATCCTCCTCAATAACCTTATACGCCCTAGAATTGCGTTTAAAAACATTAGCAACATCAGTAACAAGTATTACACTACCAATACTAATTCGCTTATTAGTAAAAGAATCGTACAAATTAGGGTTCTCATTAATATTAACGTCCATCACCACATGCTCCCCATCATTTCGTCAACAAAACGGTCCTCAGAAGTAATTTCTTGAGGTCTATCATTAATTACCCAATCAGGTAAACTACTACTGCTTGGTTTTTCATCAAAAAACGACTCTCCAAGCAACGCACCAGCCGTACGCAACGCAATCTCTACCGAATCCAAACAGTCATCCTTAGGATTACTAATACTCGCATCATAATTAATCCACTCATCAATAAAATCCTTATGCTCAGCCTTCACACGCACCTTACCGATGCGAAAAAGCGGCGACATAGCCATAATGCGCTCATACTTCTTACCTTTTGCAAAAATAGGCACAATAGGAGGCATACTTGGCAGCCTTTCAGCCTGTTGGACCAAGGCTGCCTGATAAGCATTAGACTCAATACCAATAATATCAGGATTATAACGCAAATAATACTCTTGAATTCGTTCTAATTGTTCTACAAATGGTATTTTTGCTGCGTACTGGTCGAGTAGGAACACTTGATTATTATCTGACACGCCTACTACGCTAATTACGAAGCGGTCACCACGCCCACTCATGCTTACTGCGGGGTCTACGCCCATATATTTGCGTAGTTTTTGTAGTGTTCCATCACTATTTCGTGGTAATTCTTCTTCTGTGTAGTATTTTAACCATTCGCCAGATAAGTCGCGGCCAGCCATCGAATCGAAAGCGGCCATATACTCTTGTGCGAACAAGAGTGGATGGTATCTCTGCTTAGTATACTCCCATTCTTTCTTCGGAAAGTACGGATTATCAATACTTCGATACTCGACGCGACCCTGATTAGGATCCTTCATAGCATCCTTATTCCAAAACTCCTCATAAAACCAGTTTTTACCATCTGGAGTGGTAGTCGTGATCAATAATCCTTGCTTGTCTGACAAGGCTGGTCGCATGACCTGCCACGGCTCTTCACTACGAATGAATGCGGCCTCATCCATCCAAAGGATGTCTAGGCCCGCTCCGCGAAGACTCTGCGGATCATCCGAAGACTTGAACTCTACAAGACTACCATTAGGAAATTCAAAGGTCATTGCGCCCCGGTTTTCTTTTACATCCTTACCGATAGACATTCCAGCCTCCGTAATAACCTTACGCAAAGTTAAAAGAGCCGGACGCAATACCTTATAATCTTTACTTGTTGCCCATACCCAAAGAGGATTATCAGAATCCTTCCCATAAGCATCCTTATGAAACTGGTCGGGATACATGCAGTAAAAAAGCACTTCCCACGCTGCCGAAAGAGTTTTACCTCCCCGGCGCCCAGCCACCAGATGCCTAAACCGTGTTAAAGAATCATCATTAGCGTTACAATGAAACAATGTTTGATAATAATGAGGCGCATACCCATTAGATAGAAACCAACCCATCTTCTCAGGAAAACGAAGAATAATCTCTTCTAAATCTTTAGGCTTAACAGTAACACCATTTTTAAACGTATAATTAGGCATACCGCCTCCTAGTGGGGCCTCCGCGCGTTACACGAACCACACTTTGTCATATAATGCTGATTCTCACTAGAACACTTCATACAAGACCAGGATTCTTTAGGAATCATCTTCTTCTTAACCTTTGGCTGAACATTAGAATTAAACACTACTTACTCCTAGAAAACACCTTATACGCAGCATATGAAACACCCGCAACAATACCAACACCAAAGATAATACTATGATGAGTAATATCAAAGAAATGCTCGCCAGTCATATGTAAGAAAATCATCACAACTCCTTAAAATAAACTATTATATTAACAATTATAACTTAATAATATAATTAAGTACTATAGTTGGCTGCGTATTCAGATGCGCCGTGCCATTACCCTTACTACCCGAACTACCATTAAAGTTAGGAACATCAATACTGTGATTATGGCCGCCCGCATCAGGAAACTCTGCGGATCCTACAACAGCGCCCAAACCAGTTGATGTTGGTACAAGAACATCGGCTGCTCCAGTAGTAGGCATCACATTATTCCGCCACCTAACACCATGCCTATGGCTCCCAGCGCCATCAGTAGTACCAAAAACCCCATGATCATGGTTAATAGTATGCGTATGCGCCGCCAACTGAGCCTCAGTAAGTATATGCGTCGCCGTACCACCAGCAGAACCAAGTTGAGTACCAGTAATACCCGAACCAGTCAATCTATTAGCAAAACCACCAGAATCAATATCCCTACCAGCAACAGCACGACCACGCAAATCAGGAACATTAAACGCAGAAATACTAGAACCACCATACGTCGTACCAATAACATTATACAACGCAGCATACGCTGGATTTGACGTACCATTCAAAGACTGCCCATAACACAACAACCAACCAGAAGGAGCACTAGAACCAGCAAAAGGATTAATAATACCAGTCGGCGTAGACAACGCCGCAATCGCCGCATCACTCGACGCGCCCGTATTACCAAGATCATTAACCTCAACCCAACTAGTACCAGAATAAACAAAAACCTTCTGATTATCCTCCTGATACACCATCGTGCCCTCATCAACACTCAAAGCACTCTTAACACCATCATTAGCAACAACAAGATGTCCAAACTTAATACTATCAAAATTATCCCGGACATAGGTATTCCAATCATCCGCGAGAATCTCACTAACACCCTCAGTCTGAGTAGGAACACCATCCATATTCGCGTAAGACACAAAACACCCCCTCCGGTAGAAAAAAACATGTCTCTACTAATAACAACGAAAAAAGTCAACAAAAAGTGACATCAAAGTCTACTGTGCTAAAAATATTTATGGTTTAATATATATATATGTCAGTAGTGGAACGGGGGACTACCTTAGTACATATGTAATATGTACTAGGAGCCTAAAACTAGTACTTACTAGTTTTAGTAGAGCCTGGTAATATTATACATTGAATGTATAATATTCTATTAGGGCCGATGACTAGTATCTCTATAACCCTATGGGTTGTATAGAGATACTACTAATACTACCATCAGCCTATATATATTATATATATAATATATATAACACTCTAGTACTACAATGTAGTACTAGTTTTATAGTACTAAGTATACTTACTTAGTACTATACTATTACTACTAACTTTGTTAGTAGT